ATGGCGCAACCGTGGACAGCAGAGATAATTCCATGCTTGTATATCCGGCTTGGAGGAATGTGCACGGTGTCACGCCCATTAAGACGAGGATGGATGGCGGCTACCGTAACAGTCTTGTGTTTTATCCGCTTAAGGCTTTTCAAAACTGCGAATAAAGGAAAACAAATGGGCAGACCAAAGGGCGTTATTCGTAAACTTACCAAAGAAGAGATCGAAAAATTACCAGGACTAGCTGGCATTGGTTGTAATTTAGATCAAATTGCACACATTCTTGGTATTGCGCCAGTGACTTTGGATAGAATCATGTCTAGAGATCCAAAGGTAAAAGAAGCGATAGAAAAGGGCAGAGCTGAAGCTGGAGCAAAAGTCAAGGCTACTGCTTTTCAGCAAGCCGTAACTGGTAAGAATCCAGCTATGACTATGTTTTGGCTCAAATGTCGCGAAAAATGGAGAGAACAACACAGCGGAACTGATGAAGACGACGCAAATAATGAATTCAGTCTGAACTATAAGAAGTAATGAATGCCGAAGACTCAAAGCCTTATTTTTCGGCATTCTCGCCTGATGTTATTCCGTATCAAAGGAAGGTCGTCGACCTGATACGGGACTTCGACTACTCAACCGGAAATCTCGAAATACTTTTATCCGGCAGTTACGGGTCGGCCAAATCGACATTAATGGCTCATCTTGCAATTAGGCATTGCATTGAGAATCGACGCGCCTGCGTGGCGGTATGTCGTCGCGGTCTTCCCGATCTAAAGAAAACTATCTGGCAAGAAATCAATGATCATATGTCCGAGGACTTTATCGAGGGCAAGCACTACTCGCTCAATAGATCGGAGATGAAAATCACATTCGCCAATGGATCAACTATCATCTGCTGTACCTGGGCAGATAAGCGTTACAAAAAATTTAGATCATTGAAGCTATCAATGATTATCTATGAAGAAATCGTTGAAAACTCCGACGAAGACCAGGAAGCTTTTAAGCAACTCAATGCACGCCTTCGCAGGCTACCGCACATCAGAGAGAATATTCTTATAGCCGCTACCAATCCGGACGCTCCCTCGCACTGGGTTTATAAGCACTTCATCGAGGGCGGTAATGAAGTACGCTAACCGATTTGTCTTCTACTCTAAGACGGATCACAACCCCTACATTGATCAGACGTATATCCAGCAACTCAGGCGCGACATGTCGCCAAAAGAGGCGCAACGCTACCTTGACGGAGAATGGATCGAGATATCGGGCGAGGTTATCTACTCGGAATATAGATCAGAGAGGCAATACCTACGCGATAAAGTCTATAAGATTGACCCGCATTATCCGGTAGTTCTTACCTGGGACTTCAACATAGCTGAAAATAAACCTATGTCAGCCCTTGCGCTGCAGTACATTCAGGATAGTTTCCATGTCTTCGCTGAGGTGATTATCGACGGTGGAAGAACGGCCGACACGGTCGATGAATTCCACGAGCGCGGGCTACTTAGACCAGACTTTAACTACATCATTTGTGGCGATGCAGCGGGTAAGCATCGTGACACGCGCTCGCTTAGATCGGATTACGACATCATTCTAAAAGCCTTAAGAGACTTAAACCTTAACGTAGAGTATCAAGTCCCGCCAGCCAATCCGCCTATCAGGCTAAGGCACAATAGAGTCAACGCCTACTGCCTCAACGCCCTAGGCGAGACGAGGTTGTATCTTTATCAAGGTTGCGCGACACTAGACGAAGGTTTAAGATTGACCAAACTAAAGCCTGGGGCAAACTACATAGAAGACGATAGCAAACGCTATCAACACTGTACGACTGCAGCGGGATATGCGGTCGTCATGCTGACTCAACAACAACAACGGCAAAAGCAAGGGACGCGAGAATTATGATTAGCCCTCAAGACGTAATCGATATCGTAAAAGAAAAATCAGAGTACCTTGCGCTGCAGCATACTATGATCGACATCTACGAAGGCAACCTATGCCGCTATATCGAGGAAGACTTAAAAGTCCAACTTAGCTGGCAGTCCTACGTCCAGGCTAAACACCGCATCGCGCCGGTTAATATTTTGCCAAAAATCATTGATAAGCTGACCCATATTTATCAGACGCCGGTGGTTCGTCGAGTCGAGGACGGCACTACATTCGACCAGGAGTTAGTCGACTGGTACGTCCAGAATATGAAACTTAACTCTAAGATGAATTCAGCCAATGAGATGTATAACCTCTGTAACTCAACGCTACTATACCCTTACGTCTACGAGGGTATGCCGCAGCTGCGCGTTATCTTGAACGATAGATTTGTCGTCTACTCGAACGACCCAATCCATCCCAACAAGCCTACGGGCGTTATCCTTCTCGCTGGTAAAGAGGGTGATAACTTCATCTATTGGACTTGGGATGCTAACGGCTTTATGATTTCAGACTCAGAAGGTAAAAAGCGCCAGGACATCATGATGCGCTACAACAATCCCGAGGGAGTTAACCCTATCGGACGCCTTCCCTTCGTCTACGTCAATGAGTCCGACTATAAGCTTTGTCCGGTAGCAGATACCGACACACTTAAAATGGTCAAGCTTCTGCCTATCATGCTATCGGATCTGAACTTCGCGGCGATGTTTCAATCATTCTCGATTATTTACGGCATCGACTTAAACGACGAAAATATCAAGTACGCCCCCAATGCGTTTTGGGCCTTGAAATCTGATTTAACATCAGACAAAAAACCTGAGATTGGGCAAATCAAACCGCAAGTAGACTTTGATCAAGTCTTAAAACTTATCGAGTCGCAACTTTCAATGTGGCTTGGCACTAAAGGGATTAGGGCCGGGGCGGTGGGGCAGCTGACTCCCGAAAACTTCTCGTCAGGTATTTCTAAAATCATCGACGAAATGGACACCTTCGAAGCACGCGAGAAACAAGTAACAGAATTTCATTGCGCAGAAGATGAGTTATGGGACTTGATTCTTAACTATCTGCATCCTTACTGGGTCGACACAGCCCAAATCGACGCGATGGCTAAGGCTAGCCCTACTGCTAAAGTTCAAACTATTTTCATAGAACAGCTGCCAGTTCAGAATCGTGGCGTTATTGTCCGAGACTTACGAGACGAGTTTCAGGCAGGCTTTATATCGCGCCGAAGGGTTATCAAAAAACTTAACCCAACTCTGACAGAAGAACAGATTGATGAGCTACTACTAGAAATAGATCAGGAGCGCACCGTATCCGTTCAGCCTGAACAGCCTCAAGAGGTACAAGAACCAGAAGACGAAAACGAAGAGGACGAAGAAGAAGAAGACGATGCCGGCTAAACATCAATACATTGACGTAAAGATTCCGAAGTCTCTCAGCAAAAAAGAACGCCGAGAGATTGCCGATTTAATTGTCGAGCGTATTGTTGATCGGACGTTGGATGGTAAGGATAAAAGAGGTAAAGGGTTTCCAGGCTATTCTAAGGAATACATAAAATCTTTAGATTTTAACAACGCTGGTAAATCTGCATCTGATGTTAACCTTCAGTTATCTGGCGATATGTTAGCCGCCTTAACTCTACTGAACGAAACGGACGGAAAACTTACAATAGGCTTCGAAGACGGATCGGATGAAAACGCTAGGGCCGATGGCAATATACGCGGCACTTACGGACAAGAGCGCGGCAACAGAAAAAAGGCGCGAGATTTTCTAGGTGTATCACCTAAAGAACTTAAAACCATAATTGATATGGTGATTAGTGAGCGTTAAAGTCGACGTCAAAAGATTTACCGACAAGATTGAGAAGCTTCTAAAAGAGGCTGTCTCAACTAGAACGATTAAGCCCATAGCCGAAGAACTTACTAATATAATTGTAAAACGCACTAGACTTGGTTACGGTGTAAAAAACAATTTTGGAAAACGAGAAAAACTTCGGGCATCAGGGCCGGGCGGTGGGTTTAAGCCGAGCTATCTGAAGAAACGCCTTCGAGGGCCGCTCGACAGTACGACTGCACCAAGGAAACTTAACCTAACTTTCACGGGCCAACTTTTGCGGTCTGTCTCAGTCATCAAAGCCCAGGACGGGAAAATTATTATCGGCCCGACTGGCACACGTAACGACGGCAAGGATAACCAGAAAATCGCGCAGTATAATGCTGATCAAGGCCGTATATTCTTGAATGTTTCTGAGTTAGAATTTAAACAGATACTAAGATTCTATCGCAGAGAGTTTACTGATCTAAGAAGAAAGTTGGGTCTAATATCTAGACGCAACGGATAATAAGGGAGTATTATCATGTCAGTACCTAACGGTAGTCCTGTGGACGACCAACAACAGCCCAATCAGTCTGAGACTGGGGACAAGCCTAAGGATAGCGTGAGCTACGAAACTCATCGAAAACTTTTAGATGAGAAGAAAAAGATTCAGGCTAAACTTGAGGCAATCGAGGCCGAAAAACGGCAAGCAGAGGAAGCTGATCTAGTCCGAAAGGGCGAGACTCAAAAGCTTTTAGACCTTGCTAAAAAAGAGGCCGAAGAACTTCGCTCGAAACTAACGCAAAAAGAACAGCGCGAGATGCAGGCGAAGAAAATGTCGGCCGTTATTCGCGGTCTAGGTACGTCAGTTGATGAGAAATGGTATGGTGTATTAGGGCAACATATCGACGATGTTGTTCTCAATCCCGACACGGGCGAAGTCGAAATGATGTCGGTCACATCGATTGTGGACGAACTCAAAAAGACTTGGCCCGAAATGCTGAAAAAACCAGCAGTCGGAATGCCAGCCGATGCCCCCAAGGGCGACAACGGCGGTATGATTGAGCGCAGCGCATGGCTTAAACTTTCAGCCAAGGATATGGCGAAGTATAGGCCGGAACAGATTTTAGGGTAGAATTAAATAACACCAAGGAGGGTTTTAAATGTCCGTCACTACTCTTGCAGAAGTTGCAAATCAGATTCAAAAGTACTGGTCGCCTTTGTTCACTAAGCAGCTGCGCGAAAGCCTCTTGCTGGGCGGTCTGGTCGACAAAAAATACCAAGGCGCAATCGCTCGTCAGGGCGATACCGTCCGCGTTTCTCAGGTCAACGCCCCTAACGGTCAGCTTTTGACCGTCGGCACCGACGCAGATAGCTTCGCATCTGAAGCAATCTCGACTTCTTACATCGACATCAAAGCCGACAAGCGCGCGGTCGCTGCTTACGAATTCCAAGACTTGGTTGAGTTGCAATCCCAAATCAGTCAGTCTAACCCAGAAGTTATGGAAGCATTGCGCTACGCACTTGCTAAGCAAATCAATGACTACCTGTATTCGTTGGTTAGCCCATCGACTTCTTC